AAAAGACGGGCAAAAGCGCGCTAAGATAGGCATAATTGTCGATCACTTACAGCTATTGTCGGACCCCCGAAACTCCCAGGGGGGCACGCAATCGGCAAGCCCCCAGCAAACCGGCCCGACATCAAGTCCCCAACAAGCCGGGCCACGGCAACCCAGGGAGCCCGTGAGCACAGCGGAGGGAAGGCCGGAGACAGAGGATCAAATCCCGTTTTAAATAGGAGGATAGATTTGTGAGCAATTTAGCAGTATTGCAAGAAGGCGAAAAGACCATGACGGTGCGGGAACTCGCTCAAGTTGCGGGTTGTGGTGAAAAAACCGTACGCGACAAGGTAAAGGCGATGTTCCCTGAAAAAGTCAGGAATGGAAAAAAGACATGCCTAAGCGAGAAAGAAGCATTTAGGGTTATGGCGGGTATACGAAAAAAGGGTTTTGTTCAACCTCGTAAAAATTACGAGGTCGGGGAAAGCTCTTTAACGGCAAAAAAAACGGCGAAAAAGACCACCAAGAAGCAAACAGCCGGCAAAAGACCAAGCGCTAAACGGCGTCTTTTTATTAAAATTCTTGAAGAAAATCCTGGGATGTCTTTCAAGGAGGCCGCCTTAAATGCCTAAGACAGCTAAGAAGTCAACCAGCAAGAAGGCGGGTAAAAAGAAAAACCCGGGCGGAAGACCCACCAAATACAACCCCTCCTTTCATCCCAGATTAGCTCGATTATGCGCTCTAAATGGCATGATAGACACTGAAATTGCTAATGAGCTTGGTATTACCGTCTCGACCCTTTACGAATGGAAAAAGAAATACAAAAAGTTTTCGGAGGCCCTAAAAGAAAATAAGGCCGTAATAGATAAACAAGTCGAAGGGAAGTTGTTACAAAGGGCGATGGGATACGAATACACGGAAGTAACCAAAGAAAATATAGTTACAAAAGATGGGAAAAAATTGCCAATCGATAAACAAAAAACAATTAAAAAAGAAGTTGTTCCGGATGTTACCGCTCAAATTTTTTGGCTTAAGAACAGAATACCGGAAGAATGGCGAGACGCTAAGCAAATCGATTTTGGTGATATTGAAGAAATAAAAAAGAAAGCAGGCGAAATTTTTGGGGATGATAACCTTTGAAAAACTTAAAAAGTATCCTCATAAGCTCGGATGGTTCTATGGGTATGACAGACTAAGCGATATACACAGCGAATGGATAAAATATATTTGGACAGCAAAAGAGGACAGAGCATTGCAGGCATTTAGGGGAAGTTACAAAACTACAGCACTCATTATAATTGGCACTATTTGGTATTTATTGTTTAATCCAGATGACCGTATTTTATTAGCTCGCAAGGATTATACAAATGCTGCGGACGCACTCGGCGAAATAATTCGACTTTATAAGCGGCAAGAAACTCTGTACCTTTACGATAAACTTTATGGGATAAAAAATTTTGAACTCACGGTTGAGCGTAAAGATATGATTACGCTTCCCACTAAAACTAAAAACACAAAAGAAGGAAGTATTACAGCTTGCGGGATCAAAACCAGCATAGTTGGTCGGCATTATGATCGTATATTGAACGATGACATTATAACAGAAGAGGACCGAGCCAGTAAGGCAGAAAGAAAACATACAGCACGCTTCATTCGCGAGCTTGTTAATATAATTGACCCCGGGAAACCACAATGTTTTATAGGAACACCATGGCACCCAGATGATGGCTGGACATTGCTCCCTACTCCAAAAAAGTACCAATTAGGCTCTGTACAAATTGTAGGGCTTACTCCGGAAATAATTGCCAAGAAAAAGGCCCGGACTACTTCTTCTCTTTGGGCCGCAAATTATGAACTAAAGCATATTGCCGACGAAGACAGAATATTTCCCGATCCTCAATGTGTTGATTGGCCAGAAGAGGCAAGACCTGTCGCCTGGCTTGATCCTGCTTATTCTGGAAAAAATACTACCGCTTTAACCATGATCGCGAAATATAATCAGAGCATTTATGTGCGAGGTTGGGTTTGGCCTAATGATGTTCAGGAAGTTTATGGGGAGATAATAGAGGTGTTGAAAAAATATAAAAACGGAACGCTTTACGACGAATCCAACGCGGATAAAGGCTATTCTGCTAGGGACCTGCGGAACGGAACTTCTGAGCGTGAACCGTGGCCGGTAGTTATTGAAAGGCACGAAAAGGAAAATAAACATATTAAAATTGTTTCTTACGCGAAACAGTATTGGCAAGACTTATACTTTGCGACTGATTGCCAGGCGGATTATATCAATCAAATATTAGATTATAGAGAAGGTGAAGAGCCGGACGACGCTCCGGATTCCCTAGCTTCTCTTTTACGTGAAATGGGATTTGGCAAAGAGACAGACCCCTTCAAGGCGTGGGGATTATAATATAAGGAGATAGGTTTATGCAAGAATTAATTAAGGTTAATGAAAAAAAGACAGTTAAGGGTATCCCGACGGTCAATGCGCGGGATTTGTGGATAGGGTTGGGAAGCAAGCAACGTTTTGCGGATTGGATTAAAGAGAGGATAAAAAAGTACGGCTTTGTTAATCGTCAAGATTACACGCTTCATAAAATTGTGAATCGTGTGAACGGCCATCAAGGAGGAGGGGCTATTACTAAAATAGAATACCACATTTCGCTCGATATGGCCAAAGAACTCGCCATGGTAGAGAACAACGAAAAAGGACGTCGAGTTCGTCAATATTTTATCGCTGCCGAAAAAGGTTTTCGGGAAAAGAAGTCCGCTTATCGTCTTTCAACAGAAAAAAGAAACCTTCTCACCGAATCATGGCAAAAACATGGATGCACCAAAAGGCAGCATTTCATAAATTTAACCAAACAGGAATATAAAGAGCTTGGCTTCGAAAAAGGAAAAAAGAAAAGTGATTTTAACAAAGACGAGTTAATCACTTTATCGGCTTTTGAGGGGATGGAAACTTTCAAACTTAATTGTACCCCGATCGAAGGCTATCACGAATGCAAGGAAAGTCTTATTGACACCGCAAAGGTTTTAAGACAGGTGGTTGATGCTGGACGAAAGCAGCTATTAAAGGCGGGATAAAAAAAGCGAGGTAAAAAGCGAGGTAAAAAAAATGGGAATATTTGGACTGATGACCAAAAAAGATTTTGACCGTGAAGTGTCCGAAGTAAAGCAAAAGGCCCAAGACGCAATTGATAACATGCGAACAAGGCGAAGTACAACGTATATGGATTATGGTGACGATTATTTATATGGGCGCTATAAAGAAAATGGATTTTTACAAACGATTGTTGAGGCCCCGGCGGATGACGCCGTGCGACAATGGTTTAAAATCGAGCCTCTTGGTGGTGGTCAAGAGGGAATCCCTTCTCTCATTCAAGACCGCTTAGAAAAGCTAAAAATAAAAAAGCTTTTGCGGGAAGCGATAAAGTTTAGCCGGATATATCCGAAAGGCGCATTGCTTTTTTTAGGGATCAAGGGCAGCCGGGAAAATAGCATAAAAGATCAAACAGATTTAAAAAACCCCTTACCGGCCAGCTTTGCGAACATTGATTATATAAACCTTATTGCGGACCCGGATAAATTTGCGATTGATGTTCCAACCACCCAGGACCCAACGAAAAAGGGGTATAATGAGCCAATTATTAAGATCGGTCAAACAAAGATACACCCATCTCGCTATCTTTGGTTTTGCAATGAGTTTAATCCCAAAGCCGGAACGGGTATTTCAGTTGTGCAAAAATTGTTACAGGCCGTAGGGGCCCAAGAAGGCGGGGTTGAAAGTATAAGTCGTGTTTTACAGGCCCTGCAATTCTTTTTAGTGAATGATGAAGCGGCGGCCCAGCTACCAGCCGAAAAAAAGGCCGAGTTTTTGGCGGCGATCAAAAATTATTTAAAGACAAATGGCGCTGTTGTCTTGGGAAAAGACGGCAAAATGGAGTTTAAAGGCCAACAAGCGGGATCAGGCCTTAAAGATATTTTTGAGATTATTTGGGAAGTCTTGAGCGGGAGTGCCCGTATTCCCAAAAGTATCCTTTTAGGCAAGGCCCATGGCTTTGTGACGGCCGGAGAATACGACACTATAAGCTATTATGATAGCGTGGGGGAGTATCAAGAGACGGAATTGCGCCCGAAGCTCCGGCATGTGATTGATTTGGTTTTAAGGGAAACAAGTGGTCCGGTATATAAGGCAACCCAAGGCAAATTTGAGTATAAAATCAAATTTAACCCGCTTTGGAAGTTGGCCCCAGATGAGCAGGCCAAGCTTGAAAAAACCAATGCGGGACGCGATCAGATTGACATACGGTCCGGCAAAATTACCCCGAACGAAGCTCGGGAAATGGACCCCAGGACGCAGCACCTTGACGAATTGCCGGTGGGCGAGCTGGATTTTCCCGATGAAGAGGGAGCGGCGGATTAATGGCTAAAAATTTTCAAAACCGCTATCCAAAGGCCCTTGACGATAGTTTTGGAAAGGTTCACGTTCGGGCCCTCAAGCGGGTTTCGAGCTATCTTATACCCCGGATAATAAGGGCGTGCAAAAAGGCAATGGCCAATGACGCCTTGGCAGTTGATGCCTCTCCACCGCCCTGGGAAGGTGTTCCAGTGGATGCCGATATCGAGGAG